ACTGCCTGCGTGCGGGCGTAATACTCCCGCAGTTCCTCTAACTCGGTCTTTTTCCCCATTACAACGCTGAACGTCCCGTCGCGGTGGTCGGTGATCGGCCCGGCGAGGCAATACTCGCTCTGGTCGTAATCCTCGCCGTCATGCCGCAGCGAGAACGCCGCGTTATCCACAAACAGCTCCGCCAGCTCCGCATAGCTGCTGCCTGTGATGCGCAGCTCCAATGCGGGCCGGTTGGCCCCATGCACATTGCGCTGTACGGCTATGGCCATTCCTTCCAATGTTTTGTCGCCTATGATAATCATTCTTTGCCCCCCTTATCCCGGTAGTACTGCCTGCGTGCGGGTGTAATATTCCCGCAGCTCTTCCAATTCTTCCACTGGTTCCTGCGGCGCGGGAATTTCGCTCCATCCCTCCGGCGATTCCACATCGATGGCCGGGGCCACCGTGTCGCCGTCTGTGACCGCCATGCCCTCAGCGGCTATAAGCCGGTACCAGAGCACATAGTCCCCCTCCGGTTCTTGCAGGGTGAACCGATTGCCCTGCCGGTACAAATTGCGTATTTCCATCTTATATCACCTCACAGTAGCACATACGTAATATTTGCATTGGTCGCACCCCAGGGCGCGCCAGACACCGCGCCCTGCGCAAAGCCACATGTGATCTGGGTCAGGTTGGTGCAACCTGAAAATGCAGTGGTTACTATACTTGTAACGTTGGGCCCTATTGTTATACTTGTCAGTCCAGTGCAACCAGCAAACACCATTGATCCAATCGTGGTTAACGCATCTGGCAAAGAGGTGATCTTTAGGCTGGTGCAATTTTGAAATGTGTACGCATCCAGTTGTGTGATCCCTGCTGGCAACGAGGTTAGCGCGAGATTTGTATCGTACTGGAATGCTCGGTTTTTGATGGCGGTTAGTCCCGCTGGTAGCGACGTTAAAGCCAAATTTGGACAACTGGCAAACGCAGATTGCGGAATTTCGGTGAGACCATCAGGTAAGTTGGTTAAAGCGAGAGCGGTACACACCTCAAAGGCATAATCCCCGATGGTTGCAAGATTCTCCGGCAGAGCTGTTATAGCTAAGGCTGTACACCGCTGGAAGGCACTTCTGCCTATAGACGTGAGATTATCGGGCAATTTATCTGGCGCAAATACCGTGCATCCGTTAAATGTATACTCACCTATTGCGTTAACATTATCCCACCCGCTAATCGATGTCAGTGTACTCCAGTTATAAAACACACGATCACCCAACGCGGTTGTTTCTGTAGGTATAACGACACTCGCGGAATCCCGTTTGAGCATATTCACGTAATCCTCGCTACTGCCGCCACCAGAGATGGTTCCTACACCCGCCGTAAGCTCCGCAAATGTCGCCACATCGCCCGTCTTGGAGACCGTCCCGCCCTTGTCGGTGATGGCGGTCTCCAAACTCGATTTTCCATCAACGACAGACTGAAAATTTTCCTCCAGCGCCTCCTGCACCGTGGTTGCCGTCATGCCCGATATCGCCGTGATCGGTACGTCTGCGGCGGCCTGCTTGTTGACAAGCTGCCACTCTCCGTAATACACCGGGCGGCTGTTTAAGCGAACGGAACGGGTATACAAAGCATTGTCTACTATGCCATTTGACGCCTTAGATTCGCGGAATACAAACTGTTGCGCAGCAGATGTATTTGCGATGACGAATCCAAAACATGTATCGTAAGTATACGGATACGGCGCATTGTCCGCATCTGCATTACTCGTATAAAATCCGGTCTGAGTTGCATTGTTCCAGTCTGTTACAGTTATTGCGCTGAAACCAGATGAAGAAGACAGGAATTGTGTCCACTCAGTGAAGTAACCAGAACCCATATAGTGCCGGTAGCCCGCCCATATGTTCATCATGGAATAGTCGCTGCACATGATAAACTGTGCATCGTTGATTGTCAGGCCGTTGCATACCCCACCACTGGAATCCGCCTCCATATCGGGTAGATTTTGTGCTGTCAGATCACTGGTGTAAAGCCCTGTGTTGGTAGCGGTGTCCCAGTTGGTCACTGCTTGCGCTGTTTTGCTCAACGCACTCACGTCGGCCGCGGTCAGCGTCACCGCGCCGGTCTTGCCGTTCACCGATTCCACCGCTCCGCCGCTGCCGCCGCCCTCCGGTGCGGTCATGGTGCCGTCCGCATTGACAGTGACGTTTCCGCCGTTTTTGACGCCGCCGAGCGCGGTCCCCGCAACCGGCAGGACATAGTTGTTGGCCCCTGTGGCGACGCCGTTGAGCTTGGTTTTGTCTGCGGCAGACATGAACCCCCCTGCGCTGGTGGTGGCTGCGCTGTGGGTGTGCCCCGAGGTTGCCGCGCCTACCTCCGCCGCTGTGGGCGTCCAGCTATCCGGCCGCGCCCCTGTATCTTCGGCTGTGATAGTCACATTTCCGCTCGAATCAGGCGTTTTTCCGTTCACGCTGGACACTGCGCCCTTCAGCGATATTTCATCAATGATTTCGTTTACCTTGTCTGTCACAGCGATTGGCGTAGTCTTTTCTGTGATCTTGTCCAAATCTTCACCACTCCTCTCTAATGTTTTAGAATTGGATTTCGTTACCGCAGATAGGTAATATTTGCATTGGTCGCACCCCACGGCGCGCCCGATACCGCCCCCTGCGCAAAGTCGCAGGTAATTTGGGTCAGGTTGGTGCAGTCGGTAAATGCGTTTGTTGCTATCGATTTCAGCGCATTGCCCAGCCTCAGTCTCGTCAAGCCGGTGCATCCATTAAATGCATTAAAGCTGATGTCGGTCAGGCCGGATGGCAGTTCGGTCAGCGCGAGGCTCGTGCAATTCTTAAATGAGGTAATGCCGATTAAAGTTAAGTTGTCTGGTAACTCAGTCAGTGCGAGGCTCGTACAGCCTTCAAATGCACTGGTGCCGATGCTGGTCACACCGGGCGGCAACTCAGTCAGCGCAAGGCCTGCGCAGTACTTAAATACACTTAAGTTAATACTGGTCAATCCGGCGGGTAACTCAGTCAGTGCAAGTTTGTCGCATCCCTCAAATGCATTGGAGCCAATACTGGTCAAACTGGCAGGTAACGCAGTCAGCGCAAGGTTTCTACAATATAGAAATGCATTGTTTCCGATATTGGTCAAATCAGCGGGCAGTTCATTCAACGTAAGGCTACCGCAATATGCAAATGCTGAACTTTTAATAGACGTGACGCTGGCCGGTATCGCAACCGTATGGAGATTGACGCAATTATAGAATGCACCCGTCCCGATTTCCTGTGTCCCATCAGGGATTGTAAATGTCTTAAATGATCGATCCACTATTTTTGTGAGGATGTCATCGACCCCGTCCGCCAACTCCTGGAAGGTCGCCACATCATCCTCCTTGGAAACCGTTCCGCCACCGTCGCTAATGGCGGTTTCCAAGAGCTGCTTTCCACTAGCGACAGATTGAAAATTTTCTTCCAGCGCCTCCTGTACGGTGGTGGCCTGCATCCCGGAAATCGCAGAAATCCCAATGGCCGACGCTGCGTGGCTGTGGTTACCCGCCGCCACATTGCTCGCTCCGGTTCCCACATTCTTTGTCGCCGCGCTGCCCAGGCCGGTGATCGCCGTATAGGAATGGGTATGGCTCGCCGCAGCCGCGCCCACTTGCGTATATGTATGCGTATGGCTATTCGTAGCCGCGCCTACTTGGCTCGCAGTAAGCGTGACCGCGCCTTCCCCATTGGGGAATACCCCATTGATAGACCGCACCACACCGCCGCTGGATGATCCGCCGCCTTCGCCGTCCTCTGCAGTGAGCAGATAGCCCGCAAACTTGTCGTATGAGATTGCGCTGACTGTTCCGTTAAGCGATTCAATGTCGCAGACCGACAGCTTGTATTTATCCCCGTCCTTGCGGAATACACAGATGGGGTTTTGATCCTCAAGAGATAATGTCAATGTGTATCTCCCGTCGGTCAGCGCCGACCACCTCGCGTCAGTTTCGGTAAAGTCGGTGCGATTCAGCTTTGCGCCGGCGTCCGGGGCGGTCATGGTGCCGTCAGAGTTCACCACTACGTTGCCGCCGTTTTTGACTCCACCTAGCTCGTCTCCTGCGATGGGAATGGTAATATTGTTTAACTCTTCTGTAAGCGAGCGATTTCCTGAGAACGTAATATCTCCTGCAAGATTCAGATTTCCGTTCCAATCCACTGTCATTGCATTGGAACGATTCGATGTTGACGTGCCATTTCCAAGAATCAATGCTGCAGTTATGTCTTCTGCATTATACTTACCGATAGCAGATTGGCAATTTGAGTTTGTAAGCGTATAATATCCCCTTGCATGGGAATAATCCCCTCTAGCCTCCGTACAACTTCCTTCTGCATGAGCGGCGTATCCGATTGCTTTTGTTTCGGTGCCCTCTGCATGAGAGCAGTTTCCGCTTGCCTCTGAATAGTTTCCTTCTGCATGAGCAGCATAATCGATGGCTTTTGTGGATTTTCCCTCCGCATGAGAATAAGACCCACTAGCCTCTGAATCGTATCCTTCTGCATGGACAACGTAACCGGTGGCTTTTGTGGATTTCCCTTCCGCATGAGAATAAGACCCGCTGGCCTCTGTAGAATCTCCCTCCGCATGTGCAGTTTTGCCACTCGCTATTGTATTTTTACCTTCCGCTGTTGATTCTGCTCCAACAATCGTTCCATCTCTTCGTCCAACACTTACATAACCAGACGTTGCAACAGGGTCTAAACCCGAAATATCGTCTGCGGTATGCGTGTGGACAGCTGGTGCCGCCCCCACATCTTCCGCAGTCAGATTGCTCAACTCGTCTGTGAGCGAGCGGTCTCCCGAAAAGGTGACGTCTCCCGCGAGTTTCAGGTTTCCGTTCCAGTCCAGCGTCATCGCATTGGAACGCGCGTCTTCTGATTCTCCGTTACCGACGATTACCGCTGCATTTGTGTCTTCTTCGTTAAATTTTCCGATTGCAAACTGATTCTCTGCGCTTGCTATAGTGTGGTTTCCTCCGGAATGGCTCGCGTTACCAGATGCACTCGTGCTAGTGCCCTCAGCGTGTGCATGATCTCCACGAGCACTTGATGTTCCTTCTGCATGTGAGCAAACTCCTGAAGCAGAAGATATTTTCCCTTCCGCATGAGACCATTCGCCCGTTGCGCTCGTCCCAAAGCCTTCCGCATGAGCCCCTTTTTCGGTTGCATCAGTCATATAACCCTCTGCGTGAGAGTAATCTCCTGTCGCCTTGGTAAAGCTTCCCTCGGCATGAGAAAACCCATATATGTAGCCAGAAGCTAAGGTGTTACTGCCCTCCGCATGGCTTGCACGACCGGATGCATTTGTGTTGATCCCCTCCGCATGAGAATAAGATCCGCTCGCCACATTGTCCGGAACGTTAAATATTTCCGCCCCAGTTGCGGGCGTCCCGTCCCCTTTTGCTCCGTGGCGGCCGATCATCTTGACATAATTGGTTCCGTCTGCGGAATACTCCACCACGCCGTTTTCGTCCAGGCGCATCTTCAGAATGTCGTCCGACACAATCCTGCTGCCCAACTCAGTGTCCAGCTCGTCGATCAGCGCGTTGTATTTTGGCTGTACGACCTCCTTCACCGCGCGGTCAAATACGTATTTGTTTTCCTGCGCGGTTCCGGTCAGCCTGTCGGGCGCGCTGACCACGTCTTTATCGGCGTAGTCGGCCGCCGTTATCTTTTTATCTGTAATCAATCGATCACCCCTTTGCATAGTTGCCCTTTACATACCGCTTGATGATGCCCAAAATGCCAAAGCCCTCGTTTTTGGCCTTGTTTCGGACGATGAATTGCAGCGTCTTGTACTTCTTCACCTTAAAATTCATCGGAACCACCTGCGGCGCGTCGTTGCTGTTGAAGCTGATGCGTTCAAAATCGATATCGCTCCAGTTCCAGATGTCCATATAGGCGCTCGTCATCGATTGCTCAAGCGTGTCCCGGTCGGTGCGCACCAAAATCTCCACGCTGCTGCGCTGATAGGGCTTGATCTGGATGCCGCTGCCCTTCTTCGGCATGGTCTTGAGGGTCATAAAATCCCCGTCATCGTCCGCCTTGGTGGCCCATTGGCAGTAGATCGCCTCGCTGTTATCTTTTGTTTCATCAGCGTGCCAGTTGTCGCTGTATGCCTCCATCGGGCGCTCACTCATCGCCAAATCGTTGTTAAATCGGCAAATCCATCCGTCCGCCTTGCCAAAGTACAGGTCGCCATCGTGTTCAAAGAAACAGACAGCCGGTATGTTGTTCCAGTGGTAACATTCATAGATGTAGTCCCCGTTCGTCTTTGATACATACGATTTCGGCTGGTTCCCGTCGAGGACATAGCAGTTGTTGTTGACGCACACCAAATACTTGTTGTTCCAGTTCACCGCAATCGCCCCCGCCAAATTGGGCTCCTTGGTCAATGCCGGATCGACATAATAGCTGCGGTTCTGCACGGTGCGTTCCGCGTTGATCAGATTGGAGGTGATCGCATACACGCCGGTGCGGGCCAAAAACAGCGGCTCGTCGTCGATGGTGGCGAAGCTCCCCGGAGCAATCGCCCCGATGCCCGCGATCCCCTGCTTGAGCGGAAAGGTGATCGTGGTCCCGTCGTAGGAGGCGCTGCGGAAAAAGATGGTGGAATCCTGCGCGTTGTCCTCCTTGATGATCGCCAGGTATTCGCCCACGCGCGCATAGCCCATAATCGCCGTCCCCGAAACGCCCACGTTGGAATAATTCATGTCCGGGAAGTAGGTCGGGTCGTTGATGTTTGAAATCCAGTCGGTGTTCGGATAGTCCGGGTTTCCCGAAACAATCACGCGGTCGGTGTTTCCGTATCCGTACTGGGTGCAGATGGTGCACCCCAGAATCCGGTTCTGGTAACCCTTCGTCGTCTTGGTAAAGGTGATCTGCACATTGTCCTGGCCCGTCACAGTCGGCTTTCCCGGCGCAGTCGTGAACGTCACCTTGCCCGCCGGGGCGTCCACCGTGTACTTCGTCGTTGTATCGCTGTTTTCTACTTCCTCTCCATTCACCATCACCTTGTCCACGCTTTCGATGTCGTCACTGGTGAGCTGGTACACCGTCGCTTCTCCATCCGCCAAAAACGAATTCGTCCGTTTCTTTTGCAGCAGGTTCACGCTGTAAAGCGGCGTCCCGCCTCCGCTCGGTGCGCGCCCGATCACCACCGTCGGCACATAAGCGTCCTCGGTCGCGTCCTTCACATTGATCTGATATTCTCCCTCAGCTTCGCCCTCCACCGCCTCGCAGACCAGATATTCCGCCCCGGTGAGAAGGTAAAATTTATCATTGAACACAAAGCCGCTCGACTTCCCGTTGCGAATTTGAACGCCCTCGATCTCCTGCGGCGCATCCGACAGGTTCCATCGGTAGAGCTTCGTGCCGCCGTGAACAAAATAATACTTCTCGCCCTTCAGCTTGGCGTAGAAAATCCCATTGACCGGTGAATCCACCTGGTGCAACCGCCGCCATCCCACCCGCTTCTCCGGGAAGTTGTCGTTGTCCGATACCAGGTTGGGCGCATAGGGAGAGCGCGAATTGTCTATCTTGGTCGGGTCGCTCGCCATGTCCACGCCCTTGAAATTGGAATACACGGTGGTATAAATCTTCGCCATGCTACCACCTCGCCTTCACCGTCGCCATCGGTCCGGGAATCGCTGTATTAAGAGTGGCCACCATTCTGTCGTAAAGCGCCAGCAGCGAGCGATAATCCACCACCAGGTCCACAACAAGCTGCTGTGCCGCCACCCAGTAGGGCATACACTCCTGTGCATCGGGGTCGATCTCAAACTCGTAGCTGTCCGGCGTCTCTTCGGTGATCGGCGCGGGATATGCGAAGTATTCCAGCTCCACGCGCCTGGTTTCGTCCGCCGGCAAAACAAGCGATTTCCCGATCCATTTTCCAATGCCGATGGTCTCATAGTCAGCCCACAGCCGCAGCGGCATATAAAAGTCGTCCGGCGCGGGGTACTCGATGTACTTCTCGTCATTATCAGGAGGGTGGATCGGCACGACATACCGGCGTTGGATGCGCTTGATGGTCGCCATATTCCGTTGTGCAGCGTCGAAAAACGCGTTCATCTTGAGGTTGATATCCTTGTCGATTGTCTTGTTTCCCCCCGAGGAGTATTCGTCCATCAGCTTGATGACCTTATCCTTTGCTTCTCCCAATGTCATACCGTTCTCCTCCTTTCAAAAAAGGGCGGAGCAATGCCCCGCCCTTTGGATGTTGTCTCCGTCACGGCAAAACCACACAGGCCGCCTTGATGGTAGCCGGTCCGGTGATTTGGATTTTCCCTCTATTTTCGCCGGAAACGTTGACAAACGCGCCGCTCTCCAGGTTGACGCACTGTGTCCCGGCCGCCGAGAAGGTCACCGTCAAATCCTTGACGCCCTGCAGGCCGTTGCCCGCCTTGATGACCGCGCTGCCGGCCGCTGTGGCCTCCAGGATAATCAGCATCTTTTCATCCGCCGCCGCGGTGATGAGCGCGCCGTCCGATGCATTCAGCGCCGCGGGTGCGGTGTACGCTGCGGGCGTATTTCTGGAAAGAACGGTGTTTACAATTGCTGTCGCTGCCATAGGTTACCCCTCCTTAGCTGTTGTGGCATTTGAGCACGGCCAATTCCTTGGGCCGCACCACCTTGCCACCGTAGGTGTTCAGTCCTTTGATCGCGTCCGAAAAGCGCTTCTCCGGGCGATACGCTTCCAACTTGTCGATGCCGTTGCAGTATGCGGCGGCCTTCGAGGTCTTGACGATGATGTAATCGTCGGTGCCGTCGTTGTAGATGTTGTTGGACATCTTCACACGGGCGCTTTTGTACAGGCCGAGCACGCCCTTTGCAATCAGGCCGTCGTTGTCGGTCTTGAGCTCCACCAGGCGGTCGGAAAACAGGTCGTAGAACCAGGGCGTCAGATAGATCGTCACCTTGTCCTTGGTCGATACCCCGTTGTCCCACAGCTTGACAAACAGCTTGTCAATCGCCTTTTTGGCCGCGTCCGCCGTGGTGATGCTGGTGGAATTGCTGGTGAAGCCGGCTCCCAGGGCCAACACCTTGGCGAGGAAGGTGTCCTCCGCTTCCGCCAGGCCGCGCGTGGTCTCCTCAGACAGCGCGGGCATGAGGCCAGGCGTCGCCTGCGCTTTGTCGATGTCGTCGATCCCGTAGTTGAAATAGTCGTACTGGTCGATATCCAGGAACACGCTGGTGTCGGGCGGGGTCTCCGGCGCGTCGATGTCCGTCTCCGGCACATATTTCTTGATGGTCGGGCGGCTCACGCCGAGAATCTTCACACGCTTGCCCTGTTTTGCCTCACCCTCAAACTTGTAGTCGCAATCCTGTTTGAATACGGTGAACTTGGGCAGCTCCAACTGAATGTGCTTGCTCCACACTGTGGGTTTAAAATTTGAATATGCCATACCTCAAATCACTCCTTATCTCCATTTTGTCATTGACCGCTGCACCGCTTCCATCACGCGCGGATTCTCCAAGTCCTTTTCGGACAACCGGTCCACCTCCTCGGGGGAATAGTAGTCCTTTTCCTTCGGGGTGCTGGTGTTCACCGCGCCAATCTCGGGCGGCGCAGGCTTGGTGTTCTGCTGCCGCGTCTGGCTAACTGCGTTGTAAGCGGTCTGCGTATCCACCCCGGCCGCGCGTAGGGCGAGGAACTGCGGCCCCAAATCCAACACGCTTTTTGCCGTCTCCCCCGGATTCAGCCGCTTGATCTCCCCCAGGTCATCGTCTAAAATCCGCTGGTCCTCGCGCCGCTGGTACTCCGCGAGCTGCTGCCTCATCTGTACGACCTCCGGCGCGTTTTGCATCGCCTGCCGGAACCGCTCTTCCTCCGCTGCCCGCTCCTGTCTGAGCTCAGACACGCTGATGTTCCTCTGGGCCGCCTCCAGCGTGTCGAGAACTTCGTCCAGGTTGTCGCCCTGGTACCCGTACCGGTTCAGGACATTCTGGGCGCGCTGGGCTGCCGCCCTGGCCTGTTCCGCTTCCCGGCGCGCCGCCTGGGCCTCCCGGCGAAACTGTGCGAACCTGGCGTTTTCCTCCGCCGTCTGCGCAGGCTTGGCGGGTGCCTGCGGGCCGGGTTCCGTCGTCTGTTCCCCG